CCGTTGTACGCCGAAGAGCCGGCGGCAATCGCGGCGCTGCGGGCGTTATTCGAGCATTGCGCGATGACGCACAAGCATTGGGGCGACGGCTGCAACCGGAAAGAGGCTAACGCCGCGGAGAAAGCCGGCCGGGATGCGCTGGCCGCATGGGATGCGGGAAAGGCGGTGGCCGAGCCCAAGCCGGTCGGTGTTCGATGCGCCGGGTGCGACGAAGTTCGGCCGGTGTTTACCTGGGTGCCGGGTAGCGACGGGTACGAACACTTCCCGGCGTGCTCGGCCGAGTGCGAAGCGGCGCTGAAGGCTGCCGGCGATCCGGACGACGAAGATGACAAGCCCTACGCGGATTCTCTCTCTGGCCCTGTTACGGCATTTCACCGGTCGTTAGGCCGCGCCATGGTCTGCGAGCCGATCCCCGACGATTACCCCGTCCGACCGCTGGACGTGGACGAGCCGGCGAAGGATCGCAAGACCTGCGGATATTGCGGCTGGTCGTGGGATGACGCGATTGTCACCGGCATGACACCGGCGCCGGGTGCCCGGTGTCCGTTCGAGTCGTTCCACCGGCCCGAGATGGTTGAGGCGGGGAAGGCGGTGCGGTCGTGAAACGCGCCATCACAATCCCGACCGTCCTTTACCGTCGGCTGATCTGGGTATCCCAGCAAGCCCGCGATACGCTCGACAACCTACAAGATGTTGGGTTGGACAGGAACGAAACGACTGGCAAGGAATTTGAGGACTGCCGTAAATTGAGGAAGGCACTCGAAGCCTTGGACAAAGTCCGTAACGCGAAAGCGGTCTGATACTCGTAAAGCTCGGGCCGATCCTTGGAGGGGTGACGTCAGACCCCATCCCCCGGGGCGCCGCTTGTTGCGGCGGGAATCGGACCATCGGCCCGAGCCTCTTTAACCTCCACCCTCTTAGGTGATGAATGAACGCGAATTACACTGGTGAACACGGCAACAGGACTAAGCCGCGGATCACTAATGATCTGTTCGATTACCTCCAAAAGTGGAAGGGTTGGGTCGGCGCGGATGCCGTCAGCCGGGCGAAGTTCGACCGGGACGTATCGGACCAATTCGGGCTATCCCTGTCCGATGCGTCCGCTGCCGTGGCTGAAGTGTTCGGGGCGAACTACGCGAGCCCGACGGTGGAAGGATGACCAAAGCGGAATTCGTGCGGGCTGCGATCCCGCAGCCTATCGCCCTGGGTGGTATGCCGCTGTCCGCCGACCCCCGGCTCTTCCCGGCCGGGTCGTGCGGCTGGCGGTGGAACGGCTCTCTGTACGTCAAGGTCGGCGGCGACTGGCTGTCCGTCCTGGCTGCCGTCCAGATGACCGTCATCGGGTCGAGAAAGTGGGAAGCTGACATTGCCGCGATCAGGACGACCGCGTAGATTCGATTCCGACGCATGGAGGTTAGCGTATGCTAGTTCTCAGCATGTCTGAACATTCCGGCGGCGACGACGACATCATCCTAAGAGATGCGGCGACCGGCCGGATTATCTGTGAAATTACACTCGTCGAGGTGCGCGGGAGCAAAGCCCGGTTGGGCTATGCCGCGCCCGACGACGTCGAACTCAACCGGCGGGCAATCGATCAAAAGAAGCACCCCGCCGGGTGACCTGTCCTTTCTTTCTCTCTGAGGATTCCCATGACGACCGACGCGCCCGATGGGGTGGAAGCCCCGTCAATCCACATGCCGGTGGTGAAGTACAGCCCGGACGACGCGGCGATTGCCGTGCTCCGGAAAGAGTGTGCCGAGTTGTTGGCCGATCCCGCTGCGGCGGTGGCCACGGACGAAGGGTACGAGCGGGTAAGGTCGGCCCTACAGATCACCCGGAAGTGGCGGGGTGAGATCGAGCGGAACCGGGTGAGCCTGAAGGCCGACGCCTTGGAGTTCGGCCGGCTGGTTGACCTGCGGGCGAAAGAGGCGCTGGCCAAGGTGACCTCGATTGAAGACCCGCTGAAGGCGGCGAAGGATGCCAAGGACGACGAGAAGAAGAAGGCCAAGGAAGCCGCGGAGAAAGCCGAGCGGGAAGCCCTGGAAGCCGCGGAGCGGGCCAAGGTCGAGGCCGAAGTTGCACGGCTGAAGGCGATTCGGGACGCGGAGCAAGCCAAGCTGGACGCGGACCGGGCGGCGCTGGCCGCGGAACGGGCGGCGATGTTGGCCGAACAGAAGGCCGCGGACGACCGGCGGCGGGCCGAACAGGATGCCGCGGACGCCAGGCGGAAGGCCGAACAGGACGAGCGCGATCGCGCTGCCGCGATTGAGGCGGCGAGAGTTGCGGCAGTTAACGCGGAAGCCGCCCGCATCCTGAAGGAATCCTCGGACAAGCTGGAAGCGGAGCGGGCCGCGCTGAAGGCCGAAGCCGATCGCCAGGCGAAGGCCGAAGCCGATCGACTGGAAGCGATCCGGGCGGCGAAGGAGAAGGAAGACCGGGCCGAGTTCGAGCGACAGACGAAGGAACGGCTGGCCAAGGAAGCGGAGATGACGGCCGCGCGGCTGGCCAAGGAAGCGGCCGACAAGGCTGAGGCCGAGCGTCTGAGGGCCGAAGCCGCTGCTAAAGCCAAGGCGGAAGCCGATATGAGGGAACAAGCCCGGTTGCTGGCCGCTGCACCGGACGTCGAGAAGCTGAACAAGTTCGGCGAGATGTTGTTGGAGTTCCTGGACGACAACAAGCCGAAGCTGAAGACGGCCGACGCGAAGGGGATCTTCGAAGTTCAGTTCAAGATCATCACCGATTCCGCTATCGCCTTCCAGAATTACCGGGTCGAGAAGAAGAAGTAACCTTCCATCTCCAACTCAAGAGGACTGCGATGAGCAAGCACAACAGGGAACGCCGGAAGGCCGGGGTCGAGCGGGCCAAGCTGATCGCGGCCGGCAAGATCAAGCCGACGCCTCGGGTGCGGGACACCCGGAAGGTGATCTACAAGGACACCGAAGCCGGTCCGTCCCGCCACCGGGAAACGAAGCACAACCCGCCGTGGTGGATCACGCCGAAGGAACCGTTGACCGCTACTGTTTCATCTCTCTAACAGGGGCTCACCGTGGTAGAAGAAAGCGCACTGGCCACCTTCAACCCGCAGCCTTTGTTGGCTGCGGCGATCGAGGGGAAGGCGACGCCCGAGACGTTGGCCAAGCTGACCGACTTGATGGAACGCTGGATGAAGATGCTGGCCGAGAAGCAGTTCAACGAAGCGATGAACCGGGCACAGATCAACGCCCCGACCGTCGTCCGGGATCTGAAGAACAGCGAGACGGGTAAGGGGTACGCTCCGGTCGAGACGGTCCAGACCTACATGAAGCCGGTGTATACCGTCGAGGGGTTCGCCCTGTCGTTCGGCACCGACGTCGGCTCGGGTGAAGGACTGACGCACGTCTGGATGGACACCCGGCACGTCGGGGGTCACACCGCCCGTACCTGGCTGCACAACGTCCCTCTCGACGTGGCCGGTCCCAAGGGCGGCAAGACGAAGAGCGACATTCAGGGGCTCATGTCCAGTATCAGCTACGCCCAAGGCCGGCTGATCCGCATGGCGTTCAACGTCACGGTGGCCGACGAAGATCGCGACGGGCAGATGGACGTCATCTCCGATGAACAGGTCGAGGAGATCGAAGGCTGGTTCACCAAATGCGAAGAGGCCGGCAAACCGGTCAGTCAAGCTAGGATGCTGCACTGGCTGCGGGTCGATTCGTGGGACCGGCTGCCGCTCAAGAAGTACCCGCTCTGCATTGACGAACTCACCCGCAAGTTCAACGAGAAGAAACAATGAGACACATCCCCTGTGAACAAGGGTCTCAGGAATGGTACCTGGCCCGCCGGGGGATCCCCACGGCGAGCCGGTTCGGGGAGATCCTGACCCAGAAGACGTTGCGGCTCTCCGAGTCGTGCGAGGGTTACATCGACGAGTTGATCGGCGAGCGACTGGCGACGATGCTGCCGGAAGGGGTCGAGAACTACACGTCCCGGGCGATGCAATGGGGACAGGCCACGGAAGAGGACGCCCGCCGCTACTTCAGCCTTCAGACCAACTACGACGTGAAGAAGTGCGGATTCCTCATCACCGACGACAACAAGTTCGGGGCGAGCCCGGACGGATTGGTGTACGACGGCGAGACCCTGATCGGTGGGCTCGAACTGAAGTGTCCCCAGCCGAAGGCCCACATGGGGTACGTGCGGAAGAAGGTTCTGCCGGACGATCACCGGGCCCAGGTTCACGGCGGGATGTTCGTGTCGATGCTGCCTCGGTGGTGGTTCCTGTCCTACTGTCCGGGCTGCCCGCCCCTGTTGAGATCCGTGGTCCCCGACTCGTATACCCGGATGCTCGGGGAAGCGTTGTTCGAGTTCGACAAGCGGCTTCAAGACGCAATCGCCGCACTCCGCGACGGTTGATTTAACCCTTTCAGGATGCGCCAATGGCTAAGGCCAAACCGAAGAAGAAGAACGGTCTCACCGCGAAGGAGAAGGAGCAACCGCCCATCCCAGGGGCGGAACAAGACGACAAGATTCAGGCGATCCACACCGCGGCGGTCGCGTACAAGCAGACCCAGCAAGAATTCAGCGAAGCCGGCGGGGAGTTGAGTGAGGCTAAGATCCGGCTGATCGAGATCATGAAGCAGCACGACAAGACCCACTACCAGCACGGCAACGTCGAGGTCGATCTGAGGGCCGGCAAGGACCGGATCAAGGTGAAGATCCAGAACGCCGAGAAGGACGAGAAGTAATCCCCTCCCCCTATCCCCTCTCCCCCTCGGGGAGAGGGGCCAATCGAGGACCATCATGAACGCCGATGGGATTGGGGATACGTTCGCCGGCCAGCGAATCGACAAGGCCCGTCTGTCCGCGAAGCGTCGGGCAATCGCCGTTGCGATCTTGGAGCGGGAAAAGATCTGTTTCGAGTCTTGTGCCAATGGCAAAAGACTGTTCGTTCTCTACTCGATAGACTTTTGGCCCGGGTCCGAATTGTGGGTCGACAGACACACAAAGCAACGCGGTCGTGGCGTCGCGTCTTTGATTCGCCACATTGACACAACCTGTCCGTCGGCACGACGGGCGTTGGAGGAATGTTGTGGCTAAGCTCAAACAACTCAGGCCGAAGATCGATCCGGAGATCTGCGGGTTGCTCCCTCAACCCCACGCGGAAGAGCGGGCGCAACTGAAGGCCGACATTGAGATGAACGGCTTGCTCGACGAAGGGATCGTCTGGAAGGAGAACGGCATCCTGTTGGACGGTCACACCCGGTTCAAGATCTGCGAAGAGTTGGGCATTCCTTTCCGGTACCAGACTCTCTCGTTCCCGGACCGGCAAGAGGCGATCGATTGGGTCTACAACAACCAACTCGCGCGGCGGAACGTGGCGAAAGACGAACGGGCAGTCTTGATAGCGAAGCGGGTGAAGATCCTCAAGGCTCAAGCCGAAGCGGAAAAAGCACTGGAAAAGCAGGGCGAAAGTTGCTCTCAAAGTGATAGCAAACCGGCCACCGTGCGGGAAATCGCGGAACGTGTAGCGGCCGAGAAGAAGGTGTCGACGGCCACGGTTTACCGAGCCGTCGCCAAGGTCGATTCCAACTTCTGCGACCGGTGCGTGCGGACCGGGATGCCGGCGAAGAACTGTCCGAAGTGTGCCGAGAAGCGGGCCGCGAAGCCCAAGCCGAAGAAGAAGGCGCCCGACAAGGGAAGGGTGCTCATCGACTGGCCGAA